TCTGAGGACTTCCGTGTATTTTCTGTGCCATTTTGATACATATTAGACACCTTTAATCCTCTAATTTTTGTATCTGAGTTTCTTAATTCGTTGCTCCAAAGGCCCATTTGGACAAACGCGCTGGCGACCAAAAGAGCATGTGTATCGTTTTTGATTCTTTTTTTAAGAACCTTCTCAATCCATATTGGAGCATATCTCATGGTATATTTTGTTTGAGAAGCGATAGACCATGGGTCTCCACCATCCCATGCTTCTTTGGCAGATCTTAGGATTTCATCTCGTTCTGCCACACTCATCTTAACGCCAGCTGCAAAGATATACCCGGTCTCTTGTTGGCCGCCAAAATCATGTTTCTCTCTAACACCCGGAGCATCTGGGAGAACGGCAACAAGGCTCGTATCTAAGTTGTCCAGATCAACGGTCTTTAATAACACCTTCATGTCCCAACCGTCTGGCGCGGCCTTAATCTTGGCAGCGGTGAAGGTAAGTTCTTCTGATCCTTTCTCGCGTTCAAACACGTATATGCCGTCTGCTTCGCCCTCATAGGTTGTTGAGCCACGCATAGCCCCATCGCCATTTCTTGAACGGTGGTGCATACAAAGATCGGCGCAATTAAACTCCTGCTTTATATCGGCCTTTGCCTTGATAAAAAGGGTCGTGTCCTTCTGGGTATTCTCGTCAGCACCAGGCGTCACTTTTGAGACCGTATCGAATACGACCATTACGGGCATTTTGTTTCTTATCTTTGTTTCCCATGCCAATGTCCGCATCAGCCTTGAGCGGTCACGTTCATTCATAAGGTTCATGGAATCTGGGATAAGAAGATAGTTCTCTTTTGGCACCTTCACGCCATACGTCTTCTCAAACGCCCTGAGACGCTTCCTATGGTCATATAAGCCCTCTGTAGTGATGTAGATCACCAGCCCGTGCCTATTGACCTTCTTACCAAGAAAGCTATCCATGCCTGTCGCAATGGCTCCTGCTAGGCCAAGACCGATAAACGTCTTCCCTATGCCTGGAGCAGCAGCAAAGTAATGTGATCCACCCTCAACAACTATGCCATCCCATATAAAAACAGCTGGCGGTTGTTTATCCAAATCATCTATGTCCCAAACTCTAAAAAGGTCTGGGGGGCGGATTGGTGTTCCCTCTCCGTTCACGGCATCTGAGTTATCGGTGGTGAAGTCTACTTTTTCTTTAAAATTGTAGTTCTGCTTATGTTCGTCGTAGATCCAAGGTTCTGCCGCCTGTTCCCTTACCTTTGTATCCCACTGTTTAACCGCAGCGCGCCATTTAAGATTAAACATCGATATGCCGCGATCTTCTTTTTCAAGAAGCATATGCTTAGGCGTTCCAGGTTCACGCAAGCGGCTCTCGACTGACTCAACATAAGAATCAAATAGATCCTTTTTTAATTTTACTTGGTCACTTTCGCTTGGGATAATTGGAGAGTCGCGGTAGAGGTCAAGCATTGTCCTCCAGATCATGCGATACATTCGGTCTTCACGACCATCAATGATCTTTCCCCATTCGTCAGTTTGATGTTGAGGCGTCTCAGTCCTAACCCTCTCGCCAGCTTCATTCGTAACGTGTCCGCCATACTTAGCTGCCAGCGCGTCGACTTCCTGGCATAGCCACGTATCTGCTACAGGAATGGGGATGGTGTATGGCTCTTGGCCTTCAATCCACGCATATTCGCTTCCTTGCGCTTCATGACGGGAAGGGGCGACAACCGCAAAGCCGCCAACGCCTCTAATATCGACGCCAATAGATGTTTTGATTGTTGGAGGGTTCCAGCCCTTTGGAGCAAAGAAAAGCATCTGCAAGCCGCCGCCGCCCGTTCTTTGGGTAGGGGCCTCAGACATAATTCCGGCATTGTGGTCGGCGTGAATACCTTCCCACCAGACCATTGCATTAGGGTTCTTGTGTATGTCTAAATCAACAATGAATAGGTTATTAGAACATGGGCCGGTAAGTAGGCCAATATTAGTTAAATTAGCATGACCTGCAAAGAACTGTTCAAACTGTTCATCGCTTGCAAGCTGATGTGTAAACTCTTTCCAGGTGGGAAGGGCAGGTCTTTTCCAGTTCTTGCCGCTTGATGGCGATATGGCCGGCACAACTTGCAGTCCCAGACTTCTATACATTTTTGCATAGTCAATGAGTGATGCAAACTCATCATCAAATGATTGACATTCTAAAGGTAATTCATTAAATTCTTCAGTCATAGCGACTTCCTTCGCTGTTCACTTCTTCGAAGTTCCAGAACTTTGAAGCTTGGTTTCTAAGCACCTTAACGACGCCCCCACAAGGCGTCGTTTTTTTTATTTTATTGGAGCTTCATAGCCCCAAATATCCCAACCTTCACGCGCATCTCTCGCGTTTAATTCTATTTTTGGAAGTGTTGGGAAATATGCTTCAATCATTTCATGAAAAACTTTTGGCTTTTCACTATGTGCGCCAAGAGGTGCTTCAATTATTGAATTAAATTGATCACCCATTGCTGGCGCGGGTATTTTACCTTTAGTGCCAACAAGAAGTATTTCATGTTTATTACGGAACCAATAACCTGTTCCTATACGGTCCTTTACCCATATGGCTTGAGACTTATAAGTGAATCCCCATGCGTCCATTACTTTAAAGGCATCCTTAATCATTGGCACTGTTGCCCAAAGAAATAGAACGCTATCTTCTGCGGCTATTTCCCAAACAGGACGTTGGCAAATATCATCAGTTACGCTTGTTGGGTAATGATTATCGGCTGAACGGTCCATGCCATTTTCAGAAAATGTTTCAAACTTCCATTCAGGATCTGCATAAATAACGCCGTATTTTTTTTGCGGTAAAGCAGTTTGACGTTGCGCCAACTCAACTTCTTTCTTTTGACGCGTAGCTTTTTTAATCGCCTGTTCTGGACGAGATGCAGATATAACTTGCTCTCTTTCTTCTGGATCAAGGCGAGCAATCTTTTCAGCAACTGATACAGCTATTGATCCATTTTCTACTGCCTGAATTAAATTCTTGTCGCCGCTTTCGATAACTTTTCTAGCACTGCGAACGGATCTATCTCCGACATTTAATTTTTCAGCTGCATTCTTTTGAGAAATGTGGTCCGGCAAATTTGCCTGACCATTATTATATTGATTAGAATGCTGTTTCATGTTTGCTAAACGAGCGGCAACCATCGCACGTTGAGATTCATCTAAATGGCGGCGGGATAAATTTTTTGAAATGACAAATGTAAGAGGATCATCACCTTCGTAATCTACAAACTTTGGAGAAACACCCGTATTAACACAAGCTCTATATCTATTACGGCCATCAAGTATTTGATCCTCATAAAGAGTAATCGGTTCAAGCAAACCGTTTGAAGATATATCAGAAGCAAGTTGATCAAAATCACCTTTACTCATTGGAGGAAATATCAAAGATAGTGAGTGAATATCGTATTCGCGCATAGCATCCTCATAAAGTGAGAAAAATGGCGGGGTTTCCCCCGCCTAGTTTGTTTTACTTGATTACTGGAAAATCTTTTTCGCCAGTCCATTCTAATGTAGCTGACGAAGTTCTTTTTCCTTCTCGGAAAGCATTCCAAGCTAATACAATAACAGCGTTACGATACACTTCGTGTATACGACCACCACTTTTATGCATAGCTTCTTTAAGAACAATAGAGCATGTTCTTGCTGCACCTTTATGCGCAATAAAAAGACTTGCAAATTCTTGCATATCTTTCTTTGATTTTTTTGCAAATAGATACAGCATAGCACCCATTGACCCGCAAGGAAGTGCCGTCCTTCGCGCCTTTGTTTCTTTTTCTATTTGAATAGAAAGTCGAACACATTCTTCAAACAATTTCTTATCTACATGGTCATTATACCAACGTAGAGCTTCGTCATTTGATAATGTAATTCCGCGATCATTAGGATCATTATCAAAAATAACAAGCCATCTTGTTACCTTGGCCGCAACTCTTGAGTTTTGAACCTTAGCAATGGCAAAAGCATCAACGTTTGTTCTTTTACGACCAATATCAATAAGCGTAAAAGCTCCATCATCAATTCCAAATACCACAAATGTTTTTAATGGTATTTGAGATCTCACGCAGGCAAGCAAACGGTGTTGACCGTCAAGAAGGAAACCTGATTTAGAAAACACAATCGTTGCCCCGGTGATTGGCCAACGATTTTCGTTCATTGCCTCAATGTATTCAGCAATCTTCTTTGAACTTGGCTGGCGATTACCGCCATTTCTTTTTTCAAGTATGATTTCAGCCAGCTCGGGTGAAATTGTATATACGCGAGCTGCCTCGCTAGGGCGTTCAATCAAGTCTGCAAGAATTTCTTCTTGCTCCTTAACTGATTGTTTTGTTGTGAAATATCTAACTTTTTGATGATTTATGTTTGGGAGGTTCTCAGCTTTTGCAGGAGCTATACCTGCTCCAACTTTACCTGTGCTAACTTCAGCAATTCTGCCGCCGTTAACGCCAAAGTATGCAGCGATGTCATGCTGTTTATGGCCGAACTTAAGTAAGCCCTTGACCTGGGCGATCTGATCATTGTTTAACATTTTATACTTCCTACTTTAAGAGACATTAAGTCCGGTCTCTTGGTCGGACAATTTGGGCATACACCCAAAATTCACCACAAATCAAGATGATTAGATAAAATACTCAGTTACGACAACGAGTATTGATCCACCTACACATGCAAACATAGCGGTTATGACTACTTGAACAGGTATCATTTTTTCGACTCCAGCTGTTTGATTTTCAATTTCAATTCTTCGTTTTCTGCATGCAAGTGTTCAATAACTGTTGCAGCCGCCCATTCTGGTGATTGACATTCTGCGCAACCACGAGGTTGACCTTTAGTGCGCAGATATGAAATTAGCATCTTTAATTCAGGTATCAGTTCCGACATTTGTTTCTTCCTTTTTCTCTTCTTCTTCAAATCTCCACCAATCATATTTCATACGTCTGATCATTGATCCTGTGATAAGGCAAAGCTCTTCCTCAATATATTTTGATATTGCATCAAACGCGTCGTTCCAGCCTTTTTCATAGTCTTTAGATTTCATGATTATTTTTCCTTCACATCAAACTGAGACTTATATCCATACATTGCTATCAATGCCGACTCTGCTCTTCCATCATCTTTGCGACGTTTAAACTTATCACTGTCAGGCCACATCATGCGCGCCATTTCTAATGATTGATTTTTATCTTTGCTTAATTCTAATGCGCGTTTCCACTTTTGTGGGCTTACCAATATAGCCGGTATGTTACACGCTGCGACCACGCCTCTAACCACGCCATATGAACATCCGAAGTTGAATGATGATGCAACTCCTTGTCCACTGAAAGAGTGCACGGCTTCAATGAAAGCAACGTCTGGATTATATTGGCGAATGATTTTAGAAAGTTCGTAACCATCTACTGATTTCCCGTCTATTGGCATATCGTGTATTCCCACCAACATAGGATGTGATGGGAAGTAAAAAGCACAAGCGCCTGTTAGTCCTGGGTCTACGCCAAGGATGCAGTTATAAGTCAAACTAATGTTCCTTCTATAAATTCTTTCAATTTACCTTCATACCGATACCACGCGCCATTGTGGCGATAGCCTGAAAACTTTCTTTTCAAGCTTTGCTCATTTTTTATATTGCCACATAATTTCTTGAGCATTTTTAGCTCAAAAGGATTGTGATAAGACATGTCCTTTAGAAAATAATCAGGGCTTATCGATCGCGCTATTTTGACGTAGTTTTCACATTGGACGAAAAATATATATTCTTGCCGTGGTGGCCTGCTGAACATAGACATATCAATCTCCATACCGATAACAGACCCTATATCCTTACATTAAATTTTGTCAACGATCATTTTAAAAGTGCTTGACACCCACCGCCAAGACTATATGTTGTGGTCTTGATTTGAGTTGACATAGGAATTGACATTGACATCCAACGACCCATTCGCCGCGCATGGCATTGAGCATCTTTCCCCTTCAACCTGTAATTTGTTTGAGGCCAGCCCTGCTGCTTTTGTGCTTAATAAAGTATTAAAGCGTGGGGGTAAGGTTGGTGCCGCAGCTTATCGCGGAACAGCTGTCGAGAAAGGAATTGAGCATGGCCTTCTCACTGGTGCGTCGGTTAAAGACTGCATTGATGTGGCGCAGAAAGAGTTCTGGAGCCTCAATGCTTTATCGTCCGATCCACGTCGTGACAAAGAAGAAGGGTCTATTTCAGACTTTGTTAAGGTGGGTTTGGCCGAACTATTACCATACGGTAAACCATCGTCGACCCAGATCCAAATACAATACACCTTTGATGAAATTGCAGTGCCGTTCACCGGGTTTTATGATTTCCTGTTCAAAGACAAAATTGTTGTCGACCTCAAAACTACGCACGCGTTACCAAGCAAAATCAGCGCGAAACATGCACGCCAAGTAAGTCTGTATGTTGCTGCCGTAGAAGGTGCAACTGAAGGCCGCGTGACATATGTTACGCCAAAGAAGTCTGCGACATATGCGGTTGATTCAGTTGATGAACATTTAAAAGCTTTGAAGCGCATTGGAATGACGATTCAAAGATTCCTGTCTTTATCGACAGATCCGCAGGAGCTTGCGTCTTACGTTGTTCCAGACACGAGCTCTTTTTACTTTAACGATGACGAGGCAAGACAAGCCGCGTTTGAGATTTGGGGCGTATAATGGCGCATACAACACCAGCACAGCAATTTGGATATTTGGCTTTAACGGATGCTGATGATGAAGGTCGGATTTTAGTTAAGGCTGATAAGATCGCTGGAATTCATAATCGCGTATCTACAGACGAAGATGATAATGAATATAGTTTCACTATCATTAGGATAGCCGACGAAGTTGATTTCTACGTTAAAGAAACGCTTGAACAGATCCTTGATCAACTAGAGTCAATACATCCTCACATGCGTTAAACGGAATTTCCCGAAACGGGAAGAGGCTTGCGACAGGCCAGACTGTCGCGCAAAGGAGAAAGACTATGTCAGCATTTGGTGGTTTTTTTGATGGTGTCGGCACAGGTGGTGCAGACTTTTTGCCTATCGTTAAATTTGACTCGCGTAGCGGACGTATTTCGCGCCGTGATCGAAATAACGGGGAGACAACAGAAGTTGATATCACGAAGAACTTTAAAGCGATCATCGACTTCCCGAACGTGGAAGTTGGTTTCATCAATTTCGCTACCGGCGGCGCTCCAGACTTTCGTATGGTTCGTCTCTCCGACGGTGTTTCTGTCGATAATCCTGGTGATGGTTACAAGCGCGGAGTCCGCTTCGTTATCAAGTTATCCAAGGAATGTGGTGGTGACGTCAGAGAGTTCGCCAGCAATGCAGCTGCGTTCCTTGATGGCGCTAAGAAATTAGCTGACGCCTATAACGAAGGTGTTAAGTCTAACCCTGATAAATTGCCAGTTGTTGTCCTTAAGGACGCAGTGGCAAAAACCTCTGGTGAAGGGGCCAGAAAGTCGACGAATTACGTTCCTGTATGGGAGATTACTGGATGGGTTGCTCGTCCTTCTGATCTTACATATAAGCCGCGTAATTCGTCGGCAGCTTCTTCTGCGCCATCAGCTCCTCCGTCAACTGGTTCGACAAAAGTGTCAGCCCCTGTTTCGGAAGATGAGGATGATTTCGGTTAATTGACCATTAGACGGAGCCCTAACTTCGTCTGATATTGGGTGTGGCGTTACTTTGCAAAGCCGCGTCACACCCTCTTACACAAGGAACAGATATGAGTAATCAAGCAAAAAATAAGCAAATGCTTGAATGGTTTTATGAAAATATCTCTTCTGCAAAAGAAGATTGTATAAACTGGCCATTTGGGACCAATGGCCATGGATATGGCCGCATGACTTTAAATGGGTCAAGAGTTTTGGCTTTTTGGATTTCATGCGAAATGTTGCATGGGCCAAAGCCTACAGATAAGCACGAGGCTGCACACGATTGTGGAAATAGATTATGCGTTAATCCTAATCATTTAAGATGGGACATAAGAAAAGGTAATATGGCAGATAAATTGCGTCATGGAACTCATAATAGAGGCGAAAAACATTCTAAACATAAATTATCTGACGAAGATATTTATAAAATTAAAGAATTATGCGGTGTTATAACTCATGAAGAAATAGCTAAAATGTTTAACATTAGCATTGCGCTGGTTTCTTTAATTAGAAACAACAAAAGATGGTCACATCTTACACAAGAGGCGGCGTAAATGAGGTTTTTAATTACCATGTCTATGCCGTCCTATAGCGGCAATCTAGTTCACCAGATCCAAGCTGAGTATCCAGTTAATAGTTTGGAAGAATTTGTAGATGCATTAACGGAAAATGATTTCGTTATAGTGCAAGAATTTTATCGAGATCAAAATACGAAGGAGGATTATAGTAGAGGGCATATGGCAATTAACTATCGATATGTTGGGAAAGTTAAGGTTATGAACAACGATCCCGCCAGCTTCAGAAAGGAATAAAATGACTAAGCAAGATCCACATACTTTATTACAGCAAGCAAGTGAAATTATAGGTCAGAGAGGCCAGAACTACGGCCAGATTGAAGACAACTTCCAGCTTATTGCCGATCTGTCTTCATTACGTCTTGGCCGCGATTTCCACCCATATGAGATTGCAGTCATTATGGCTTGCGTTAAAAACGCACGTTCATTTGCGACGCCTGATCACATGGACAGCCATCTGGATAGCATCAACTACGAGGCTTTTGCAGCAGTATTTGCGCCTGATTATGTTAAGCAGCGCAGTGAGACGCCAGAAGTTGAGCTTGGCTATCAGCGCAAAGCCGATCGTAAGCCTGCAAACATTACGACGCTAAAAACAAAAATGCCTCCTAAGATTGCGATCAATCTTGATGCTCTTGAAGACGAGATTGTGACGCCGGTTTAATACTTTATGGGGGAGATATCTCCCCCTTATTTTATTGAGGTTGAGATGCGAAAAGTAAAAGTTATGGACATAATCCGCCAAGAGTCTGAAAGAACCGGCGTTCCTGCGTCAGACATTACTGGTGAAAAAAGAACACATGAATTATGCCACTTGCGTCATTACTGTATGTGGCGAGCAAAGATTGAGACGGGTTTTTCTTACCCCGCCATAGGCAGATATTTTGGGAACAGAGATCATACCAGCGTATTGCATGGCGTTAAGCGCATTGAGTCCATGCCTATCGAAGAGCGCCGTTGGGACCCTCCTAAAGTTAAAATGAAAATTCCAAATTACGATAAAAATGATGATATGATGCCACCGAAAACGATCTTCCCAATACAGCCGATTTACAAGGTGGCGTAATGACAGAGAAGTTTTACAGGTATGTGCCTTTCTCGAAGGAAAAAGACTTTGAGAGATTAGGATGGGAGTTTGAGTCTTATCTACCGCTTCCACACGCCTGCTACGCCAGCCTGTATGTTTGGCGGGGAGAAGGTGAACCTGTAGATCCAGAAATAGAGATAACGGTTTACCCAGTTAAAAAGGAAAAGACAGATGAATGACGATCCAACATACGCAGATGGGATCAAAAACGAACGTGCAAGATGCATTGCAATTACGGAAGAATGGCAAAGGTCGAGTTACATAGCAACGCATTATGGCGATATAGACGCTCATTCCTTGCTGGTTTTACTAAAAGTCGTGAAAAGCATTCAAGAAGAAATACGGTCGGGGAAACCATGAAAAAAGATGATTCAAAAGTTCCGTATTCTGAAGAAGAGAAGAAAGATCCTATTAGCGGTCTTGCCAAGGAGTTAAAGAAATTAAAGAAGAAGTTTAAGAAATTGAGACGTTCGGTGAGGGCATCAAAATGACCGACAAAAAGTCATACCCTGAGCTTGTTGAGCTTATATCAAAGCTGCAATTTGAAAGCAGATATGATGACGCCAAGATATGCGTGAAGTCGCTGTATGATTTAGATAGAAAAGATAAGCGCACCGCTGAACTAGAACATCGACTGAAATTCGAGTGTGACACCTATCTTTGGCACCGTAAACGAATGTCGAGACGTATTGCGCTTTTAGAATATTGGATGGAAAAGTTGTTTAAATACGGCAGTTTGCCGGAAGCAAGACGCAATGAGCTGACAATGACGACAGAAATACCTGACTCTTTGATACGAGAGGGCGAGGATATTTTGCATCATCTTGAGGAAAGATCAGATTTGGAGAAGGCAGAATGACTGACTATACATCCCTCTTAGAGC